GGTGTAACACTTAATGGTAGAGAGATCTACACAGACGCACTTGCAGAAATTGAGAAAATTGAATCAGAAGTTCTCAGTAAGTATGCAATACCACCAATGGATATGATCGGATAAGATGCCTACAAGCCCCTACTTCCCAACTTATCATGCAGGACATTCTGGTGAACAGAATCTTGCACAAGATCTTGTGGACGAACAAATTAAACTATTTGGTTCTGACGTATACTATCTACCTAAAACAGTTCTAGCAGATAGCACATTGGATGAGGTCAGATACACTAAGTATCAAGATCAATTCCAAATTGAAATGCTACTTGTAAATGTAATGGGTTTTGGAGATAACGCAGAATTTATAAGTAAGTTTGGTTTGCGTATCACAGACGAGATTATATTTCGTGTGTCTACAAAAAGGTGGACAGAAGAAGTAGCAGAACATAATCCTACACTTACAGTTCCTGAGAGACCGAATGAGGGAGACCTTTTATATTATCCTCTCACACAAAACTTGTATGAAATTAAGTATGTTGGAAAGGAAGAACCATTCTTCCAGTTTGGTAAGATACAATTTTATGCAATCACTGCAGAACTATACGAGGTTGGTTCAGACGATCTTGCTACTGGTGTTGCAGAAATAGATGCAATAGAAGTATTATTTGATACTGCTATATCTTTAACAATGGGAGTTGGTGGTACTGGAGACTTTACTGTGGGTGAAACAGTAACTGGTGGTACTACTTCTACAACTGCAGAAGTTAAATCTTGGGATAGTACTACAAGAATACTAATAGTACAAAATAGAACTGGTACATTTGCAGCAAATGAATCACTTACTGGTAATGATAGTAATGCTGTATGGGTAGTTTCTACCTTTGATACATTACAAAATACTAATAGTGAGTACGATGCAAACAGACAAATTGAAGACGCTGCTGACAACATAGTTGATTGGTCAGAGGGTAATCCATTTGGCGAGTTTGGTAATTTTACAGGTAGCATATAATGTTAGGTAATCATTTTTATCATCAAATAGTTCGTAAGAACATAATAGCATTTGGAACTCTCTTCAATAATATTACAATGAAGAGCACTGATCCAAGCACTGGTGATGTATTAGAAGAAATAAAAGTTCCGTTAGCATACGGTCCTAAACAAAAATTTATTGTAAGACTAGAAGAGAACGCTAGTTCTAGAAAGGTAGCAATTACTCTACCAAGAATTTATTTTGAGATGACAAGTATTGACTATGATCCTACTCGTAAGACATCTCCTATTCAGAAGTATAAAAATATAATCAATAACAATGGTGGTGAGGTAAGAGTACAATACGTTCCTGTACCATACAACCTAGGATTTGAACTTGGTGTCATTGCTAAATCACAAGATGATGCATTACAAATCACCGAGCAGATACTACCATACTTCCAACCATCATTTTCAATGACTCTCAATCTAATTCCTGACATGGATGAGAAAAGAGACATTGCTATTGTTCTAAACAATGTATCATATGAGGATACATGGGACGATAGTTTTTATGAACGTAGATATATTGTATATACTTTACAGTTTACTGTGAAGACATATCTATACGGTCCTTACAACACTGCAGACGTTATCAAGAAAGCAATTATACATGAAACAATTGGTGATAAAGCAGTCAACCGCAGAACAATTACCAGAACATACACACCAGTTGCCAAGACTGATATTAATCAGGATGGTAATATAGATGCAGCAGATACTGCATTATTAGATGCTGGTGATGATTTTGGATTTAATGAAGGGATAGAATTCTTATGAGTCTAGAAGAAAACATGGAGGACATTCTTAACATGGAAGTAGAACCTGTTAAGAAACCTAATGTACCAAAAGTAAAATCAAAAGATGATGATCTAGAAAAAGATTATGAATATACTCGTGGAGAATTGTATAGTCTTATAGATCAGGGTCAGGAGGCAGTCAGAGGTGCATTAGAAGTAGCACAGGAGAGTGGTCACCCTAGAGCATATGAAGTTGCTGTAGCAGCAATGAAACATGTTGCAGACATGACAGAGAAATTACAAGATTTACATAAGAAAATGAAAGATCTAGGTGAAGAAGTAAAAGGTCCTAAGAATGTTACTAACAATGCTATGTTCGTTGGTAGCACTACAGAGTTGCAAAAAATGCTCAAGCAAATGGGCGGTGGCAAGAGATAACTGCATAAATAGATCTGTATAACCTGATGGTATTATGATAGATTACAAAGAATTTAAAAGACTTAGCGAGTCTGCCATACAGGATAACGAGATTTTAAATGAAGCAGCCTGGACAAAAAAGGCTGGCAAGAACAAAGAAGGTGGACTTAATGAGAAAGGAAGGAAGTCTTACGAAAGAGAAAATCCTGGATCTGACCTTAAAGCACCAACAAAGAAGGTTGGAAATCCCCGTAGGGCATCCTTTTGTGCTAGAATGAGTGGAATGAAAAAGAAATTAACTTCAAAGAAAACTGCCAGAGATCCTGATTCCCGCATAAACAAGTCACTTAGGAAGTGGAATTGCTAATATAGTAGTGTAGTAATACATTGCTATGAGATTTAAAAACGATGATATATACCGTCTGATAAGGGCATGTGAACTTTATCAGGAAAATACGGGTTCCGAATGGATGTGGGAACAATACAATAAATTAATTGATAAGCTACAACTCTATCAAGAACAAAACTTATCTTCCGCAGAAGATTAATTTTGTGCTATAATATTATCAGAACAAATGATAATATGAGTGGCGACAATTTACATGGGAAGCAACCCGTAAAATTTTATTCAACTGATTTGACACATACAAAATTGGAATTACTTAATGACATGAAACTCAAACCCTTATATTCTGATAGAGAATATGCTTTGATACTTGATGCACTAGAACGTAGAAGAACTAATTTTATCGCTGGTGATGCAATGTACAAAGAATATGGTGCTCTAATAAAAGCAACAGAGAAAAAGTCTGGTGTTAAGTATAAGAGAATTATTGTATAGTTAGTAACTCAACACATAGTAATTTATACTTAGTCAAAATAATAAATAATAATGTACTGGAATTGAAACTATCATGCACCATTACGAACTTGGTTATCATGACCAACAAAACATGACACACTCAATGTGCGAATACGCAGCGGACGCATTTGAGGCGGTAAGATTTGCAAGAGAGGATGTTCCCTATCTAAAGGAGCATCCTTTTTCTTTGCATATGATCAGGGAGGTTAAATGAAAAATTTACCAATTAAATCAGCTTGCATTACCTTTGCAATAATAATAGGTACAGGTTGGTTCTTAATACCACAAGCATGGGCACATCCTATATTAGTATGAAAAAGATAAACACACTTATTCTAGATGTCACAATATACATCTTAGACTTTCTCTATAGAGGTAGAGACTTTCAAAGGTTCTGGGTTTTAGAAGTAATTGCCAGAGCACCATACTTTGCATTTATCAGTGTGTTACATTTTCGTGAAAGTCTTGGACTTAGAGGGGAAGATCATGTATACTTAATGAAGGAACACTTTTATCAAGCACTCAATGAAACAGAACATCTGGAAGAAATGGAACTTAGGGAGGGCGATAAGTACTGGATTGATCGGTTCTTTGCCAAACATCTTGTTCTATTTTATTATTGGGTCATGGTTGTTTACTATCTCGTTGATCCTATGGACGCTTACGACATCAACATGAAGATTGAGAAGCATGCATATGAAACCTACATTAAGTATGGTGCATATCATCCAGAGGATAAGAAGATACAAGAAATAGCAAATGATGAACTAGAACATTCCAAAGAACTACATAAAGCAATGTTAATGATCGCATGAGATATCATATTTACTGGCAAGATAAAATCCTTATCAAGGATTTAGAAGAAGAAGAGTTCAAAGATATATGGGGAAAGATGCACTGGGTTTACAACAGTGAGTTAAATTTTGTTGAGGTAGGGGAACCTATATTAGAGGAGCATTCCTGTTGACATGGTAGTCTGGGGAGTAATTATCATGGTTGCAATACTTGTTGTAATCGTCTCTTGGTACATCTACTATATACTAAAGATGTCATTTATGGAGATGAAAGATGGGAGTGATGACACCACCAAGTAGGAAGTCCTGCTATAATTTTAGAGTTACGGAGATTAATCGTGTTGTTGACGGGGATACTATTGATGTCACCATTGATCTTGGGTTTGACCTATACAAGAAAGAAAGAGTTAGAGTTGCAGGAGTTGATACGCCAGAGAAAAGAACAAGAGATCTGGAAGAGAAGGCACTGGGACTAGACGCTACAAATTGGATGAAAGAAAAATTGGAGGGAGCAATTGATGGAGATGATGAACTCACTATACGAACTGAACTCAAAGGTGGCATGGGTAAGTATGGTAGGCTGCTTGGTTGGTTATACGTTGGCGATGATGATGTATCGCTCAACGAAAAAATGATTGACGAAGGGTACGCTTGGGGGTATGATGGTGGAACAAAGCAAAAGAATTTTGAAGAACTTCGTGAAATACGAAGGTCTTTTGGTACACTTATTGAATAACTATTATGAAAAGTAGAATGATTGAAGCTCTCAAAGCATCCGCTAATGGAGAGATTAAAAAACACCTAGTTAATATTGATGTTTACTTGCACAATCCTGTTGGTATTGGTGAGCACTCTAATATTATGGATGCAGTTATACAAGAACTAGATGCTATTGCAAAACAAGATGATAGATTAGAAGCACTGGAAAAATATGTAGAGGGTAGAGAAAAGAATAATTGTTTCCGAGTTCATGAATGACGTAACCATATTCATATTTGGTCTTAGTTTTGCAGCAGTTGTTGGTGCAACCTTTGCATTTATGTGGAGGATGACAGGTGCTGTATTAGAAGACGTAAAGAAACCACAGAAAAAAATGCATCCTGAGATGAAAGAGGTGCAGGATGGCGATGAATTGCTAGTCTTTAAAGGGTTAGAAGACCCTGACGATAAATAAAGTATGGCAACCAATGATGTATATCTAGGTAACCCGAATTTAAAAAAGGCGGGTACTGAGATACAATTTACAAAGAAGCAAATCAATGAATGGGTCAAGTGTAAACAAGATCCAATATAT